CTCATCATCTGATGGTCCTTCATGTGTATTTCCACTGTGTTTTGTACACCAGTAATTAGCTTGTATAGAACCAGTTACTAGGGAACATCCTCCACTGTCTTTTAAAAAATGGTCACAAGTTCCACAATTGAACCCATGTTTTTGCTGACCCTCAGTGGCTTCTTGGTAACTAACTTCTTCTTTAGTAAATTGTTTTTCATCGCTTTCGTCATCTTCATCCGCTTTTACTAAACAACTTCCATCAATACATGTCCCTATGTGTGCTTCCCCTGACTTTATTATGTCAAATGATGCTCCTTGGTTAACTCCTTTTTCACAAACAGTTACCTCCGCAAGCTCAAGTTCATCTACCTGCATTACATCTTGTAAGCCCTTTTGAATATTCTGTGTCTTCAAAGCACTTCCTGCAATACTATAGCTTTTTAGCTTCCCGCTATGTATTTGCTCCGCTACCTTTTTTGAAATTTTTGTGTCATTCCGTAACTCAGTTATAAAAAATAATCCATTCCCACTCACTCCTGACTTAAAGATTTGCCCACTTTTGCTTATATACGCTGGTAAAGCCCAGCCTACTTGAACATCAGAATGTAAAACCATAGCATTTCTAGTCCTAAAGTTTTCCATATATTTATCAAATGCTTTAGCTAATGCGGATGTAGTTATCAAGTGTCCTTCCCTATCAACTAATTCAATAGAGGCTGGACCACCAATAACTAATTTATCATCGTCAGCTATATCCATTTTCTTTAAAGCTGTAGTGTAAACTTTATTATCTGGGTAAGCTCTGGATAGGGTTAGCAACTCAGCTGGAGATGCTATACCTGCTTTGTGAAGTCTTTTATACTCATCTAAGGCAGAAGTAATTACTTTCATAGTTACTCTACCATCTACAGAGTCAGCTGAATCAACAGCTTTTTCTAGGAATAATACACTAGGTTCCCCTGTTGGAGTCTCGTCACACCCACAGTCATCACTGTTTTCTAACCAATTTGCTGGATTAGGAATCTCTCCTACCTCAGTTTTTATAGTTTGGGTTGTCATATTATTCGGCTACTCCCCAGATTACACCGGTAAGTGTTGGGGTATTTTGTGCCGCTATCATTGAAATCTTTCCTCTAAAGTCTAGAGGCATTTCAACATTTAGTTCCTGTCCCCCGTAAATTGGTATTCCATTAGCTGAAGTTGCTGTTTGGTCAAAGGCTATATAAATAATATCAGCTGCTGTTCCAGATTGATTTTTAAATTGGAAACCTTTAATTCTTGTTAATGAAGGTTTCTTTATAGAAGTTGATGCATTTGCAGCACCTGTCCATTCATATAAAGGTCCTTCACCACCAGTCTGGTTTCCATCAAGATAAGTAGAAACTGCTGTAGTATCTTCTCTAACCTCAAACATAATTTTGTCTGCATAGAAGTTGATATTATGTTGGGCAGTTGTTAGTAGGTATAATCTGTATTTAGCTGGGTCAGTGCTTCCCGGAACTCTGTATGTTGCTGTCAGTCTTCTCCATGAAGTTGCTAAATTATCGGTACCCGATGTGCCATGAATTGTTGTCCCGGCAGCATCTCTTAAGGTTAGTGTAACTGCTCCAGATGCAGAAGCTCCTCGATGTTCCAATTGAACTGATATGAATTGGTCATGAACACTAAAAGGAATGGTCGGAGACTCCCAATAAAACCCCTCTCCTAGTGCAGAGTTAGCTGGGTTTACTAGTAGTGACGCAGCTCCTTCAGATTGTTGTGCTGTACTTCTAGATACTGCAGAACCAGTTGCTGTATACATTGTTACATCTGACCCCTCTACTCCCGGGTTTGTTACCCAGTTTGCTGCTTTCTCTCCACCATTAGCTACTATTGAATATACATCTTCAGCAGTGGTGCTTGCAGCATTTGAGATTGCTACGTATCTATTAGCCGGGTGAACAGATTGTCTTGTGGAACTATCTATGTCCCACGCTCTGTAATCTGTATGTCTTTCGTTTGCCATTTATATATTCTCCTATTTATTAAAAGTTACGATAGCTAAAAAGCTACCCATTACGGCAGTTGTGTGTACTACTAGTATCCCTAGGGCTGCTAGTATACTTTTTGCTCCGTACATTTTGCTACGCCATTGAGAGATATCATCGACTTTGGTTTCAACCTTTTCTAAGTTTTTAGATAGGTTTTCATTGAGGGCGTTTTGACTGGAAATATAAGAATCTAATCGTTCCATATAAACTGCTAAATTCACTTGTGTGTCCTTCTCGGCCACTTGTCAGTCCCCACAAAATATACTAGTTTTTATAAATTAGTAGGGGGACCGAAGTCCCCCCACATGTATCATCACTAAACTTTATGAGTTTAGGTCAGCTATTTTTGCTTGTACAAAAATGTTGTTACATCGCATTTCAGCCATAGTGTAGAGTAATCCTCTAACAACTAGTGCATTTGCTGCGAAGTAATCTCTGTTCTCTACATACTGTGTAGGTTGAGCAACAGCGATTTCAATGTAATCAGTATCCAAAACGTAAACGTTTGAACCAAGCACTGTATCATCGGAAGCTACAGACTTAGCAACGTCAGCGTCTGGAATAATTGGAATACCTTGGTAAGTAGCAAGTACTAGTCCAGTTCTTGTACCCGGGAAAGTTCTTTCAGAACCTACACCAACTTGGTACTCTTCCTGTCCTAAGTATCTTTGGTTACTGTTAAGCAATCTTTCTAAGTTAAAGTATTGGTCGTGTCCCAAAAGGATTAGTTTTGGTTCTCCACCATTCTCTCTAATTTTTTGAATTGCTGTGTCTAATAAGTTTAGACTTAAAGCTCTTCCTGTTCCAGAGTTATAAGAAGCGGATGCAGCTGCGTTCCATTGTCCAGCTGTTCTGCTACCTATTGTTAGGTCGTAAGCTCTACTTCTTGTGGTTACACCACCAACTGTAGAACCATCTACTGATACAACATCATCAATAGATGTTAAACCTGCTCTTGAAAAAATGTAAGCTATGTCACCATTAGCAAAGTCATCACTACCTGCTCCGGCTTCAACGGTTACTGTAGTACCTGAAACACCGCTTACGGTAGAACCAGTTTGTCTTTTATGTCCAGCAGCATCAGCGTCATATTGAGCAATCTTGTCACCCACTTTGAAGTGTTTAGCTATTGATGCAGGAAGTGTTACTGTAGTAGCAGAACCCCCTGAAGCAATATATGCTGAACCAGCTAGTAGCTCTTCGTTCATTTCTTTAATGTGGTCTAACTGAGCGTTTTCGTTTTCCAAAGCTAGAACATCCCCAACACCACCTTCTAGTTGTGCAGTGAATACTGATTTCACTGAAGCACCGAATGTAGTTGAAACTATTCTAGGTAAACTAGAAATTGTTTCTATGTTGGAAACGTCAACTGTTGGCAAAGCACCAGTTTCAGTTACTGGCCTTGAACGGTTAGAACCTCTATCAGTTCTTACCCTCCAACCAGCTGTGTTACCCCAGACCACTCTGGGTATAGCATTGAAAAATCTGGTTTGGTTGTTTAGAGCCTGCCAGACTTTTCTACCATATGTCGTATTGAATACACCTGAAGCAGTGTCAACTGTAAAATAAGTTTGTTTCTGTAGGTATTCTGGTCCGAATACAGACTGATACAAACCCCGTTGAGACTGGGCAAGATATTCGCTTAAACTTGGATTAGCCATGTTTATAATCTCCTATAGTTTGTTTTTTATTTATTGTCCTAATAGTTCTCTAGGAACACCATCAGTGTTTCCAGTTTCTATTTGGTGTTGCATTCTTCTGAGCTCTGAATAAGAAAGTTCAGCTAGTTGAGCTGGTGTGTCCATAGCAACAGATTTTTGAATAGGTGCAGAACCATCTACGCCTAATCCGTTAACTGTTTTTGGAGCTTGTAATCCAGTCTCTTCCCTGAATCCCATTTTTCTTAGTCTTGCTTCAGATTCATTTTGAACTGCTTTCTGCATATTAGTCTCTGTTTCAGCTATTTGCTTCTTCAAAGATTCAATTTGCTTGTGCATTTTCTCCATGTCATCGTCGTCTTCGTCCATACCTTTCTCTTCTACGGGCTCGTCAGCAGCCTCGCTTTCGTCCTTATACATTCCTTTCTCTTCCTTGTCGTCGCCATCATGACCGTTGTGACCTTTATACATACCTTTTTCCTTGTCATCATCGTCATCATCGCCCATATCAGCGGCTTGAATTGTGTTTTGCTGTTCTTCAATTTTTGAAGCTATTCCAGCATCTTCTTCGGAATCATCCGCAGATTGGGGTGTACCGCCTGTAGGTTTAGCCTTTCTATCTCCACCGCTAATGTCAGCACCAGCATAACTGCCACCTTCACCATCAGCCTTTAGAATTTTGACTACCTCAGAAGCTACAGATTTAACGAGGTCAGATTGTGCTTTTTGCATTTCGTCTTCTCGTTTTGCTTCTTCTTCGTCTTGCTCTTCCTTTGCCAAACGTCCATCCATCTTTTGTAGAACTTCGGCTACAGCAGCAAGGGCTAGGTTAGTACCTTCCATTTGCTTCTCAATCCTGTCTGAGATTTCTGCCATAGTATTTTACCTCCTATGATTAGTTGTTCTTCACATGTATCATAAAAGGTTGGTCTTAGCCATCCGACCTTTTTATTTTATGGAAAGAAATATAACGTTATATTTAACGCTAATTTATTATACTACGGAAATCGAAAAATTCTACTGAAGAAGCCTAATTTATATTATACTAGGTGGAATTTATTCCGAATCAGGTAATCCTTTAGAGTCTAGTTGTATCATTTCATTACGAAAATCATATAAAGGAACTTGTAAAAGCTTCTTAAGTTTGTCACATTGATTGCCTTCAGGCAGTGACGCTTCTACTAAATCCAATATTTTGCCCACCATTTTAGAATGTCGAGCTATAATATATTCTTGTGCTGGTGTTACCTTACTTACATCCATTTCTGTTCTCCTCCTAATCGGTTATCGTCATTGTCTTAGGTATTCCTAAAAACATTTTAGTTCTCATATTTAATTGGTTGTACGCTTCCTCGTAAGCAGATTGTAGCCAACCCTCACCATCCCCCGTAACTTGCCTAATAGGTCTGGTGTAAAAATTAAAATTACCATCCGTTCGGTTTGTAGTGTTTTGTTTGTTCTTCCAATAAACCACTTCCCTTCCAGAACCAAAGTTCCTTCCTCTGGGATAATTTACTTGGATGGTTTGTCTCCTTCGTCCACCCTTACCAGTATAGGTACGGTCATGCTGCCTTACAGCAGCAGAATCTTGGACATAGTTAGTCGCAGGCCTCTCAGCACCACTCTGTCTATCATGAACCTTCTTTGCATGTTCAGCAGTATATTCGATTCTAAAGCCAGTAACATAATTACCAATCCTAGGTTTAAACCCATATTCTAATATAGGTCTCACAGCCGAATCTCTAAGTTCCCCATCTCCAACTGGAACTTTTTTCTGGGCTAATGCAAAAACTTTGTCGGCAAATCCTTCAACAGCCTTCCGCCTCATTTGATGCATTTTCCTTTCAGCTCTTCGCTTAGTTTCTCCTCGTGGTTTTTTTCTCTGTTTCTGTCTCATAGATTTATTATACTGATGTATCAGACAAATCTGTCCATTTTTCAGGAATTTTGTCTATAAACTTTCGTTTACTATTATCATAACGATTCAAATAGATAACATCTTTACCTACATATCCATATCTTGGATGCCAATAAGTAACTAATTGTTTAGGTTTAGTTGCAGCATGAAGCCTCTGCATAGCAAATTCGTCTGGTCCCTTCATCGTACCACATATATGTAGCTCTCCAGTACCAATGTCTATTTCATCTATACGATGGAAATGACCAATCATTACACTATCAAACTCAATTTCAGCATCATCATCCATAGCTTCTTCAATCTCTCTTTGTAATGCCTTTCGATATTGAAACACACTTCGTAACTTAGCTATCGCTCCAGTGATTGAACCACTACTGCCAGCACCTGATATAGAATCTCCGTGCATTATAAGAACTACCTTGTCATGAATTTTAAACGTAGTTAAGAAACTTCTAGGAATATGGAATTTCAAATTATCTTGGTTCTTACAAAACGCTGCAATCCATTGATAAAGCATATAATCCCAATCCATATACTTATCTTTCATAGGAGGCTTCCTAGTCATACGACCGTGGTTACCAACTACACAAGGAATAGTAATTTTTGTAAAGTGTGGGGCTAAGTACATTAAGGCTTGAGCAATAATGCTAGCTCCTCTAATCATCTGCTCCATACAGTTAGCCATGTTAGACCTAGCTAGCTCTTCATGAATATCCCCACTAATCATATCTCCTAACATAGGAATCATTAGCTCATCTACGGGGGCTATCTGTCTTCTATAAGCAGCATGTTTTAATATTTGATTAGCCCAACCATACATACGTTTATTGAAAATGTCAAAATTGTACTCATTTAGATTCCGCATCTGCTCTTTGTAAACTTGTTCCCCAACATGAGTATCTGACAAAGGGGTTACCATAATCTGGGTTTGCTGCCCAAAAGGAGTCTTATCAGTTTTTTCTATATGTTTTAATGGAACTGATGGAAACGCCTTAGTAAACTCTTGGATGGTTTCAATAATAAGTTCTTTTTTTATATCGTCTTTCAACGATGCATTATACAACTTCTTATAAAATGCCGCCTCGCTTTTATGGCTAACGACTTTCTTATCTAGCTTTATTCGTGTTGCTAAATTATCTTCGGGATGTAAGGCTTGCTCTTCTTGTGCTTCCCAAACCTCGCTGTCGTACCAGCGTTGAATCGTGGTTCGATGAGTCTCTGTCCCATGTTCCTCGTTCATCCATTTCGCTATCGCTGTCCACGTGGCTCCTAGAGCCCTCCTTCTTATTATCTCTGATTTTGCCTGCTCGGGTATCATAGTTCCTCCTTATCTTGACTACTAATATCTTACCACATGTAAGACACTGTAAGTCCTTATCTTCATTTTTATACATATGCCCGGTACACTTTGGACACAGATTTGTATATAATCTGTTCTTCTTCAATCTCTATACAAAAGGACTTTCTGGGTCGTCCTCCTCCATTTCTTCTATTTTGCCTCTCTCATCATCTTTATATCCACCTGTTACTAATGGACCTTTTTCTGGTCCTGAACCATAGGTAGAGGTCATGCCTAATTGGATTTCAATTCCAGCTGGAGCTGCTTCACTAGCATCCCCCTGTTCTCCACGGTCATTAGTTTTTATATCCTCATCATCATCTAGCATGCGGATTTTACGCTCCATATCATTTTGTTCTATAGCAGCCATCCTATCCGTCTTAGCATCAAACTCTACGGGATTTTTTAAGCCTTCTGTTTGTTTAGTTTGGTCATTCATAGATGTAGAAGATGTTTGCTGTCGAAACTTAACCTCATCTTTTATCAGAGCCTTTCTAACCCAATTAACTAATTCCAAAGTAAAGTCTGTACTTTTCATCATTTTCTTTTGAGGACTTCTATTATTTACAAAAAGACCTAAGCGTTCAATACCAGTTCTTTTTTTGCGTTTCTTTTTACGCCTACCCCCGCCTCCTCCATAAGTAGGAGAGAAAATACCAGAGTTAGTTGATGTAAATACTGTACCCCCACCATCACCAAAAGAGCCGGATGTAGCAGCACCGCCACCACCTCCA